TGTCCAACTTTCTGGGGTCAGTACAGGGTGGGGCTTTTATCTATCTGCCGTTGGTGTTCATGCCCGAGGCAGATAGCCTCAAGCACCCGCAGCAATTCTACTTAACTCTGCCGTTACAGCAAGCCGTTTTCGTCCGATATGGGAATTCCCATATCGGAATGAATTCAGTTCACCTGGCGAGGCTTAGCGTACAATTTTTTCCGTTTTGTGAGCTGCCCCTACATGCCGCTGGCGCGGCATCCGGAAAAAGAATCCACGTCCTGAAGGACGTGGAGGATGTCAAGTGCCTTTCCTGGTCCAGCCATATTTTTTGAATGCAGGCGCCGCTTCATCGGTTTGTAGCCATTCTGCAAATCGACGGGTTTCATCATTTGCATCCTGACGTACTGTAATGTTCATATCACGCCATATCACGTAGTCTGGCGCTATTTCCACGACATCACCAATTTCTGGATTACTGGCTGCCCAGTCAGCCCAGGTTATCCAGACATCTGCTTCAGGCTGATTCTCAAGAGCCTTACGTGCAGTTCCGCTATTGGGCGCATATAAAATAATATTTTTTCGGATTGCGGCGACAGTTTCTATATTCCCTTTACGTCCGGCAATATCTTCCCAGACGCCAGTGCCTGATGTATTACTGGTACCACCACCATCATTAACAATTACGCCAATCCCGGGTCTGGTCAGGTCGTCAATACTCCGGATATTTTTAGGATTACCTTTCTTTACCAGTAAAATACTTTTTCGCAGATAAAGAGGCTGAATATCTTTTTCACTGAAGCTGTCTTTATGGTCCCGAATGATAGCCAGAGCAGATTGTTCTGATGCGCCAAACAAGATATCTGCATTTTTTTTGGCATCTTCATTCCATTTGTTCTGTGGGCCGTAATGAACGTTCACTATAATACCTGTTTTTTCGGCATAAAGTTTGGCTGCATCAAGCAAGGCTGTATGCGGGCCACCAGGACCATACAGATTGATATCAGCATAAGCAGCAGAAGACAGGAATATTAAAAAACCTGCCATTATGTTCCTCATAAAAAACTCCTTTTATTGGTTATCATGAAATAAAGTTATAAACACTACAAATAATATATATTACATCCAGATAAACTTATCCGACTTTACCTCGTGCATAGCTTGTTATTTAAAGTTAACAAAATAAGGAAAATTATACGCATATTGAAGAGTATAAACCTTACATGTTGATTACATTTTTGTAATCAACATCCTGTTTGGAATAGCCAGCCTTTAATGGATAACTATTTCTGACAATGCAATGAGTATAATCAAGTCCATCTTCCACTGAGAATTAGAGGCGGCATGCTTTTTCCGGCTCTTGCCGGATATCCGTAATTGTCCATAATCTGCAGATTTATACCTTCAGCATGACCTGCCAGCGAAAATTTGTCCGGTGTTTCTACGGAAATAACATCAAAAGTTACACGCACTCGCGTTACCGTGTAGACCTACTTTCCTGCACTTGCAAGATCACAGTGGTGTAACCGTAACAGGAATTTATTCTCTGGACCGGCAGTAAATCCCTGAGTGGCGTGGTTCCCATATCAATTTCCAGCCAGGCAGCCTCCATTGCCAGCGTACTGGCTGGAGCCATGACCTGCCCTTTAAATCTGGCCCGACCATCCCACCGGACGTGTTCTTCTCCCCTGAACTTAGGTACAGTCATCTCCAGTGGCACAAAAGTGTCAGCGCCATGATTTTTGACCGTTATCGCGCTACGGATATTTTGTTGACTGGTGAAAATTACCCCGCAGAATCAGGCTTATTCCCTTAACCCGGGCTTTCATCCTGACCGCCGCCTCACTACGACCAATCAGACTGCCGATGCATTTTACCTTCATTGTTAGTATCATAATTTCAGGCCTGCACCATCCGCTCATTGCCCGGACTTCCGACAAATCCCGGCAACCATATCTCGGTGCTTGTTCAGCTCCCGCAGCGCGGCGCAGACTCGCTCCCACTTCTTGACATGACTTTTCGCCCGACGCAATTCGCGGTTTGCCATATGCAGCGATGGTAAAACCAGGTCATCCGCTCGCGTTTCAGTAAACGATGGCAACGATTGCACAATATCAGCCACAGTTTCTGTTTTAATATCTTCCTGTGTTGCAGCTTCCTGTACTGGTAACGCAACACCTGCTGGCTGAGGAAAGGCTTTACCATCATTTTCCGTTACCGGCACGGATTTCGGCTCTGCTGGTAACTTATCGCCCGGCATGCAGTAACGAAATTTACCGTTCTGGTTTACACGAATCAGACGACCTTTGCTGATTGCCATTGCCAGCGTTGAAGCCACTTTGCGTGATGTTGTACCGAACAACGTAGCCAGCTCATCAGCCGTTTGTGGTCCGCGTTGTTCAACCGTCGCAGTTAAATCGCACTCCGAAATTTTAGCGACTGTTGCCGTGGTGGTTTCTTCCGACAGTTCTGCCGGCGCTGGCTGTTCCTGCTGAACGTTGTTATAAGCCACACGCCAGGTGTATACGCTTTTATCAACGAAGCCAGCCTTTCTCAGTTCCCACAGCTCGTTCAGCACTTCTTCACGACTGATATCAAGTCGCGCAGCCAGCTCTACCGACGTGGCTTTTCCCATCGCTTTCAGTGCGTCAAAAACAGTCTCCATAAATTTCCTCCCGGTAAAAATTACTTCTCAAATCAGACAAACCCAGCCGCTTTCCGGCGTTCATATTCCTGTTTCAGCAACTCAATTGGCGTTGGTCCCGCAGGACGTTTGGGTGCTGCCAGTTGTCGCCGGACAGGCGGAACACTCAGGCCGTTGCTAACATGCTTTGCCCATTTCGTCAGCTGCCGTTCTGCAAGCCGTTTTAACTCCCCTTCGGTCATCTGGCGTTCAATCCCCTTTGAACGCATCTCGAGGCAAATGTGATACAGCACAGGCTGAGACCACGGGTACTTATCACTTCCGTCGTATCGCCAGGACTCATTGCGCCAGCGGCGGTACTCCTCCATCACAGCATCCACCGTCAGACCAAATGGATTGGCCCCGCTTTCCGAAATCAGCGCCACAAACTCAGCCAGGTCCGGAGGCCATGTTTCACCCGCCCGGCAGCAGTCCATGCACTGGCGGCAGACCAGCCGGATTTGCTGCTCAGTCATCGCGCCAATCTGTGCAATCCAGAGCTTCGAAGGTGCGGCCCCGTTCTTCTGGGTCCAGCGGTTCGAATAAACCTCCCCCATGAGCTCCCACAGCTTCCAGGCCGTTTCCGTCGCTGATAAATCCGTTTTCACGTTCCCACTGCTCACGTGCTGCCCGAATTTCCTGAACTGCCCGTGATGCGGTTCCACCTGGTGCTGCTGCATGGTTTACCCCCTTGCTGACTGGTTTAACCTGCGCCCTGACGTGATTTACGTGACGGGCGAATTTCTGCTCCCACTGAACCTGCGTAAACACTTTCCCCTCCGCTGCCCAGTAGTCCCGGAATGCGGCAAGTTCAGCAGGTGTGAATTCTGTCTCCGGCAAAGCCATCCCCCACAACGCAGCCCGTCGTCGAAAATCCCGTGACGGATACCAGTTATCGGTCATCGGAAATTTTCCGATGGGTTCGCTCAGGCCATCCAGGAATACAGGGGGGACTGCCTGTAACGACAAAACTTCCTGCTCACTGGTCGGAGCACTCTCGCGTGCGTTATGTGTGGGGTTTAAATCTTTGGGTTCCTTTGGGTTCCGTGATCCGTTTTTGGGTGTCTTTGATGGAAAATTTGGGTGTCTTTGGTTATTTTCCATGCAGCAAAGAGTTCCGTTTTTGGGGCTGTTTTGTGCTGAAACATAACCGTTTTCGGTTCTGTTTTTATTAACAGTACCAATTTTACCTACCTTTAAAGACTCCCGTTTTTGGGTGTATTCATCCTCGGTAACACTTTCTTCAACACCGATAAGTCGGTACACCACAATTTGTTTTGTCCGGCCTTTTCTCTCACCGGTATCAACAATTAACCCAATCTCCATCAGGTGTCGTAAGCTGTCCTGCACAGTCTTTTTGTTCAGTTCCGTTACTTCTGCCAGTGCAGATACAGACGGGTATGCACACAAATCGGCACCGCACATATCAGCAAGCCAGGTCAATACTGACTTACTGGATGAACTGCCGGTTTTCACCTTTTTAGCCCATCGTAGCGCATCGATACTCATACGAACCCCAGACAGATATTTGTTTATCTGCAAAGTAATGTTGGTATTGCTGACGATACGCACGCTTGAAAGCAATAGCTTTTTCTATAAGTTCGTCAGTCTCACGTTCCACAACAGCTGGATCCGCAAAAAGTAGCCCTGACTCCACCACATCGCCATATTCTTTGTTTAACCCGGCGATCATGTACGTAATGCTTTTTCCGTCAGTAATTTCACGATACAACCTGAAATCACTGATCCGGATAGCCGCCATAATTGCCGGAATCAGCGCCGTGAATTTTTCCCGCTTATCCCTGGTGTCGATAGATTTCCAGCGTTCGAATATCTTCACCCGGTTAACGCCCAGCGCCCGTTGATCAACCGCGCCATCATCAAACGTGACGCGTTGAACATCGATGTTCGGGCGTTCTTTCAGAGCCCAGAATGCTTCCGTGATTAATATCGTCGCCTGCTCCTGTGTCATTCCTGGTCGGCATACCCAGGCATCCAGAGCCTCACAAACCTGTTCAGGGGTGATTTTCATTGTTCAACCGCCCCGCCCGCTTTGCCTTACGATATTCGTCATAAACTTTGGGGTCGTACTGAAGTTCCCCGCCGGATGCCTCTTGCAGGCGCATCGCGCGACCTTCAGGAACCAGTTCCCCCCATGCAGCAATGCTTGCCAACCTAACTCCTGCGGCATTGGCAAGCTTTGTTTTGCTGCCAAAAAACGCTATAGCATCAATTTTCAACATATCGAGCTCCTTAGATTTTCCTAAGGAAACTAGATCGTAGAGAAACCTAAGTCAAGAAAAATTAGAATTCCCTAATATGAAAAACGAAACCTTCGGTGCTCGCCTCTTACATAGGCGTAAAAAATTAAAACTGTCTCAGGCCGCATTAGGTAAGCTGGTCAAAGTGGCTCACGTAACAATTTCTCAATGGGAAAGAGATGAAACACAGCCGGCGGGGAAAAGATTATTCGCACTGAGCCAAGCGCTTCAGTGCTCACCGACTTGGCTTCTTTTTGGGGATGAAGATAAACAACCAGGCGAACCGATCCCGAATAATCAGCCAGCCATTCTGACAGAAGATCAAAAAGAGTTACTTCAACTGTTCGACGCACTGCCTGACTCAGAGCAAAAGGCCCTGTTGTCAGAGATGCGTGCTCGAGTTGAAAATTTCAACAAACTTTTTGAAGAACTACTTAAAGCTCGCAAAAGAAGCGCAAACAAATAACCCCTTTTTTCTCCACACCCTGTAATAAAAAGCACAAACTTTCAAACACTTGTGTTTTTTACACCAAAAACTTAGGTTTTTCTACATAAAAATCTTGACCATATGCCTTAGGTTATTCTAAATTTCACTCATCAAGACACCGCACGGTGTTCTCAGCAAACAGTTCCGCTACTCCGGCGTTAAGGGGAAATGAGGTCAGCATGGATACTATCGATCTTGGCAGCAACGAATCTCTGGTGTACGGCGTGTTCCCAAACCAGGACGGCACGTTCACCGCGATGACGTATACCAAAAGCAAAACGTTTAAAACCGAAAATGGTGCCCGTCGCTGGCTGGAAAGAAACTCAGGTGAGTGATATGGATTTCGACACAATCATGGAAAAGGCTTACGAAGAATACTTCGAAGACCTTGCCGAAGGCGAAGAGGCTCTCAGCTTCAGTGAGTTTAAACAGGCGCTTTCCAGTTAGGCAAAATCTAACGGCTGATAAGCGAAACAGCACCGCGAGGAATCAGTATGCATAAACGAGAACCCGTCATCATCGCGCCAGACTATACCGATGATGAACTTTATGAGTGGATGCGCCAGAAAATTAATGCAGCGCAGGATCTGAAATGGGCCAATGAAGCCAGGGCTAAGCAGGCTGAAAATCTGTCCGCTCTGGAGCAGGATATCACCAATTTGGAAAAAGCAGCGGCATTAAGCATTGCCAGAATGATTACATACCCGCGTTAATAGCTAACCAACGAGGATAAGGTTGGTAATTAAGGAGTTCTCTACGGGTCAGGTGGAGTGCGTGCGCCGGACACGGGTGAGCATCCGGCACGTTCTTTAAAAATCTGGATAGTCCCAACTTATTTAAACGGTTAATTATCTTGAGTTCATCCAGAACTTATTATTGCAAGCGGGGCAAAAAGTACGAAAATGAGCATCAAAGCGCATTATTTCCATTGGTTGCAGTACAGATATTACCTTTTTTCCAAAACATTGTGGGCAAAGATGCACTGTTATCTCGGTATCGCCTATAAATTGCTTCTTGGAATACACAAGAGTTCCAGAATCAAGCTTGTTAAGTTTGTAACCTTCCGCCTGTTGCTGAAAGTCTTCTATCTCTGCAATTTTTGCTTTGAGAGATGCGGCTTCTTCCTGATAAGAGCGCACCATCTCAATGAGCGATACGCATTCAAACTGAACAGACGTAAGTTTTGAAAGCATATCGCTGACAGCGGAATTTATCTCAGTTTGAGTTTTGCATTCAGAATACCCTTTGCCATTACCGCAGTTTCTTTGATTGCCGACATTGCTGCTGAGAACTCAACTATCACGTTACATACTCTTCTCGTTGTTGGGGATATCCAGATTATACAAATTTCTTGTTGTTGGGGAATAACAGGAACCACCTCGCCTGACGTGGTTAAAAGCAGGCACACAACGCGAAAGCGTACGGCGAGGTAGCTGGTTCATAGATAGCCTGTCGTTAAATTTTCGTCGACCGTGCGCTTCCGGTTGTGGCAGTCCGCGAAATGGCGCGGCGGTAAGTATGGCTGGGGTTTCCTCCATTGCTCCAGAAAATGCACCGGGTTGTCAGGTTGACCATACGCTTAAGTGACAACCCCGCTACAACGCCCTCTGTTATCAATTTTCTGGTGACATTTGGCGGTATCAGTTTTACTCCGTGACTGCTCTGCCGCCCTTTTTAAAGTGAATTTTGTGATGCGGTGAATGCGGCTAAGCGCACGCGGAACAGTTAAAACCAAAAACAGTGTTATGGGTGGATTCTCTGTATCCGGCGTTAATTGTTAACTGGTTAACGTCACCTGGAGGCACCAGGCAC